ATGACCATTTTTAAGATTTCTCGAAAGCCTTGAACATACAGCTTTTGAAAAACCAGGTAAATACTTAAAGATCCACTCATAATATTGACCAGAAAATTTTGACGTTACAGTCTCAATCTTCGGATCAAGAGGAAGGTTAAACCGTCTAAGACTATATAATAGAGTAAGGATAAATTTTAATTCTTTAATATCCTTATTCCTTATATACAGTATTAGTCCATTCAACTTCTTAGGAAGACCGTCATGAGTTAAACCAGGACCAGAAGGGGTTTCCCCCGAAAGGTATTGGAGTACTTGTAGACGATCTTGTTTAATTCGTTGAATGGTCGTTTTTAGACCTTTACTCAAACACATGTGTTGAATGAACCACATATACCTGAGTGAAGGTTTCCAAACGTCGGTAGATATTTTGGGTGGACCAAGGTAGTCTTTAAACTACCGGAGGCGTTCATTACTTACTTACCCCTATACGCACCGTGCCCTGCTGTAACACAGGAACATCGGATTTATCCGTTGTTATGTTACGACAACCACTCAGAATGTGCTAATTCCTTAACACTTTCCAAGATCTTTTTAAGAAGAATTGGAGATGAAGATGTCTGCTTAACATAATTTCTATTACTAAAAATTATGTTCGCGTCTGAAGATTTTAATGTCCTAAAGTAGGGTAACCATTCCCCACCATAAAGGGTATCAAAATCATAAGCGCGTTTCATTTGTGATAAATATGATTCTTCTACATATTTACCATAAACAAAAGCATAGGGATGCGCATAAACTGCATCACTTCTATCTTCATTCCCTGTGGTGAAGTGGATGAGGGCTCTTTCAAGCCTCATTTCAACATCACCATAGTAGGAACTAGCAGCTTCCTCAAAACTTCTCACAATGCAATTGATTAATATACCTTTCGATTTATTAATCATATTACAAGACAGTTGAGGGTAATCGTGTTCTCCCTGAATCGTTCTTATAAGATTCAAAGACTCGTCATACCCTCTCAGTCGTTTATGTAAGAAGTATGAGCGTTTTATCTTCCTCTCCTGGACAAGAAACGACTTACGTCGAAACTTTCTAGGACGAGTTTTATAAAACAATGAAGCTGCTTCCAGCACAGGAATAACAGGCCTCCATCCTCGATTATAGTTGGTATTCATTAATTCAAAGAAACCGATATAAGATTTGGTTTCTTGAAGACCAGCTTTAATAGAGAAAGGACTGATTTCACCATAAGGAGTAAAAATTCTTTTTGCAAACTCAAATAGTGAATTACCTATATGAGACTTTTGCAATTGGATTTCCATTCCAATTAGGTGAATGAGTTCCTGATAATTCTGAGCCAAAGCGTCATCGAAAATGATAATATCATCACCCAATAATTTATATTTAGCTGATTTCCAAGAGATACCAATCTCCTGGCAGCAAACATAAATTAGAAAGTGATGACATAGCGTGGTTAATGGCCAAGATGTATAAAAACCCATGGGATTACCCACATTATATCTAACGTGGTTAAGTAATCCTTTAGGATCCTTATACTCAAAGCTATAACCAGCTATAATATCATGCCATGCTTTAGCTTTAATAAGACCGAAATTACAAGTCAATAACCCGACTAATATCTTAATCGGTAGTTTGTCTGTAAAAGCGGTCAAATCAAAACTAAAGTATGTCCTATCTGAACTGAAAGGCAATTCTTTCAAGCCCTTACCTTGGTTAAAGGTTTGGTCCTGAGGAATTGACCTCAACACAGTATTAAGGTAACTGTGGAAAGGTTTCAAACACGTTTGAGACCAATAGTCTCCTATTGCAATCAAACGAGTTTTACCTTCCGAATCAGGAATAGCGGTCAATCTTCTGAAGGTCTTTCGACCTTCAAGAGGCTGACCAAATATTTCTGACAGCTCAGACAGATGACGTGACACGGTATCCATCTTCTCTGAAAGAATCGGTCCTGCGAAAGTCTTGATCGAGTTAACTAAGGATTCGGGAATATTCACCAAATCCTGAAGACAGTTAACAAGAGCTTGACCTCCCGTAGGACCAGATTTTGTCGTAAGATGATACCCTTCCCATGAAGGAAATTTAAGTAAATGACCATTTTTAAGATTTCTCGAAAGCCTTGAACATACAGCTTTTGAAAAACCAGGTAAATACTTAAAGATCCACTCATAATATTGACCAGAAAATTTTGACGTTACAGTCTCAATCTTCGG